TGCACGTAGAAGTGAATTATTTGGTTTCTTAAAAGACCTAGCTAGAACTAGAAAACTAGAAATACGTAATGCAAACAATGCTGAAAAACCTAGAAGCGTAACAAGCAAAACAGTAGCCGCGGCAGCCGCACTTGGTGCCGGTGCTTATGCAGGTTATCAGTTAGGCAAAGCAGCGTCAGACTCATTACTAAAATAAAAAGGAGATCGAGATGCCAACTCAAATTCATGGCACTGGAAGACCTGGAGAACATTTAACAGGCGATATTGAATACTTCACCGCTTACACTCTGGTAGATTGTACAGACAGCGGTATTACTGACCCCAATAACCCAGATACAAAAGGTTATAATCAGTCACAAAACTTAAATGTATTGTTGCAATTGACTGGACTACGAGCTCAGCCAATTGTTAGCAGTGTGTTAAAGCGTGAAACTCAGGATATGACAGACTATAGTTTTGGTAGTGGGTTTACTGGAACACAAACTATTTGGATTGTAAAATTTGCTACTGAATATAAAGGTGCTTGGGCACGGGCAGGTGACGATACATATCATTTAGTACAGGATTGTGATGGTGTAGCAGTAACAACTGGATTGGATGATACTGCAACATTGGCAAGTAATGCCTTTAACACATCTGATCCAGCGAATAAAAATTTATATTTTGTACGTAACGACAATTTATAAGGCAGTTTAATTTTAAACTGATGTATAATAAATAAAAGTATGGAGCATTAAGTGTTCCATACACATTGGCACATAAACTAGGCTCATTATACCACGGCTCAACAAACTCACTATTAACGCATCAGTATTAACTAGATGGAAAAATAGGTAAAGAGAATATGTCCGTATTGGAAAGACAAAACCTAGAAGCTCATGTCGATCTCTGTGAAGAGAGGTATAGAGTTTTGGAAGAAAAAGTAAACCGTATCGGGGATGGTCTTGACCGTCTCAGTAAAGATGTCGCTGAAATGCGAGCTGAAAGTATCAAGCAACACCAGAGTGCTAACAAAATGCTGTTGGCAACGGCTGGCACAATCATCAGTGGACTGTTAGGAACTATTGTAGTTGTCCTAATTGCGTTCATGTAAACTCCTTCATCACCTTAAAAAGATAAATATCTACAAGGAGTTATTTTCTATGCATTTAACAGAATTATTAGACGATCCTGTTGTAGAGGCAAAACTAGTGTGGGCTCGCAAAGGCAAGCAACTTACACGCAAGTTTCGTTGTACGGTGGGTAAACGTGCGGGCCGTGTTGTGAGTAATCCAACACAGTGTAGCGCACCAATTGATCTAAAAAAACGTTTTACACTGAAAAGAACTAAAGCAATTAAAGGTGCCCGAATGGCCCGCAAGGCTAAGAGAACTAAAAAGTTTAATCCAGCCAGCAGAATGGTACAGAAGTTGAATAAGAAATGAAATTATTTGAAGGTTTAGAAAAATACGGACACCAAATGCATCTTGCACTCAGTGCAATGATGAAAGACATGTTTGACATGAACTTAACAGACGACAAGGCAAGAGAAATTATCGATACTCTTGCACTTAGCGATATGCTAAAACTAGACACAGCTATTGACGATAATGATGCTGATACAATCATGGATATGTTGGGTGATTATATAGAAGTTACTGAATATAGTTTACCTAACAGAGGAAACAATCTCAAAAGTCAAGCAAGCCAACGCCCACAAGCACAAAAAACAGGCGGCGGTGGACGTACAACCACTACAACTAAACCAGTTGCTGGTGGCAATAAAGTTGCAACCGGCGGTGTTGCAAGCATTGGTCAAGATGATAAAGAAGATCCTGAAACACCTGATAATGATGCTGAAGCAGAAAAAGAAATTGCAGATAGACAAGCAGAAATTGATGCGCTAAAAAAGAAAGCGGGCTTAAAATGAGAACGTTTACAGTTAGCGGCGGAATTGAGACATTTGTAACACTTCAGGAAGGCAAGTGGTTAGACACACATGCAGAAGATCGTGTATACAAAGCAGAACTCAATGAGCGTGAGAGATGGGTTGCCAAACAACTATGTAAAAAAGGTATTTTAAATTTACATGTAAGAGAAGGCAAAACTTTTTATACTAGAAATGTCAACAAGGTGGTGTCATGAAAATCGATAATATACTCGTAGAAAAATTCAATCGTGTAACAGACTTTAGTGCCAAGGACTTGGTAGAAAAAAGCAAAACAAATGCTGAAGTTGCACTTGCGTTAGATATAGTCAGAACTCCTACGGGTATCAAAGCCGGCGATTATGAAATAGTTATTGAAAAATTTAACATAAACGGACTAGAAAAAAATTATTATAATATCGTTGACTGTGAATATAACGATGTTTTATACAAAGAAATTGCAATGTTTGAAAGTGCAATTAGTATTTTAAAAAAACTAATCACTCATAAAAATACACATAAATGTAATGATATTGCAAAATTAGACGAAGAATACGACCGTAATTTGCTAGAAGCATACGGTTACAAACATAGGCTAAAAAATACAAGTAACATGGTTAAAAGAGATGTTTATGAGGCCAAGTATAGTAATGCTATGGCTAGAGTAAAAGACTCCAAAGCTCGTATATTAAAAACCCTATAAATACAATATAATGAAAACGGAGATCAAAAAATGTTTTTACAAGATTTAGATACACAAGAACAAAAGTTCAGTAAAATCCAAAAGTATCTTGAAGAGAATTACGGATACGAATTGGATATGAGTGCTATGGATGCAGACAAAGTTGCCGGCATCATTAAAAGTACAACAGACAAAATGAAAGTAACTGAGGATGCCAAAGAGTATACTCGTTTACACATGATTGCAGAAGGTCTTAAACTATGGACACCTGCTCCTGTACAAACAGAATTAACAGCGGTAGTTACTGAAGCTGCAGACGAAGAAGCAGTTGAGCAAGCAAAAGTTATTATTGCGGCACAGGAAATCAATGACACACTACAAAAGATGATCGAAGATACAGCAGAAATGCAAGTACAAGATCTTATTCCACTAGTTGATGCAATGAAAGCAGAACTAGGTATGGAACAAGCAGAAGCATTTAACAATGCAGTTGATAGCGCACTGGCAGGTCTACTAGACAGCCTTAAGAGTGCAAAAGACGGTGTTGAAAATGCAATTCTAGCGGCACAAGGTCAAGCACCAGCAACTGATATGGAAATGGGCGGTGGCGACATGGATATGGAAGTAGACATGGACGGCATGGACGCTGATGCACCAGATGATGACAGTTTTACAGGTGACGATGCGGCTGCAGATGCTGATGGTGAGCCAGAAGGCCGTGAACTAAAAGCAGAAAGCACAGACGCATTTGATGCAATGTTGGAAGATTTACAAACTAAAGTAAATGAAAATGGCGAAGTAAGCCGTGGCGATCTAGAGGAAGCACTAGCAAAGTTTCGTGCAGGCAAGTAATGAGATACAAGCAACTATTTGAAGATTATGAATCAGAGTTAAGAAGTGCTATTGTTAGTATCCTAACAGCAATTAATGCTGAGGGTATTGATCAAATTGACACTGACCAGCTAATTATTGATCTCCAAGCACAAGGTTTTAGTGTAACCAAAAACAGTATTTTCAAAACTCTTGAATTACTTCCCATAGTTGCAAATGCTACTAGCCAAACTATTAATATACGCTCTAATGACGTAACCAGATCTGCTGATGCTGAAACACGTAGTAAAGAAGGCAAACGTCTGGATACGTTAGCACAGAAACATGCTAAAAAGGACCTAGGATTATGACATTTTATTTAAACAGTACAGAAGCAAGAATACACGGCAGAAATAACTTAACTATTTTTGACGAGGTCCACAGCATAATGCGTCAGATAATTGTTGCAAGTGACAATGGTGCATATGATATTACTATAAGCAATACTGGAATGACCAGTGCAACGCCAACAAGTCAGGTTACTGGTACTGTAAGTAATCCTACGGTAATTGTTGGTAATACATTAATTATTGCAGGTGCTACAATTGTATTGGGAACCACAGGCACATCTATAAATGCCATTATTGCAGATATCAATGATGCCGGTGTAACAGGACTGGTTGCCAGTAAAGATGCATCAAACAATCTTGTGCTAAGTTATACACACACTCCAAGCAACTGGAGTTTAACAATTGGTGCAGGAACTGCTAATACAGCATTGGGATTATCACCAACAACGGTTAGTCCAACCAACCCAGACAGTGTTACATATTATAATGTATGGACTGGCGGAGTTACTAACCGCAAGTATGATGATGAAATGACACAGGTTATCAAATACTTTAAAAACCTGGGATACAATATCATTCAGCAGAAAAATACACTGACAAATAGTACCTTCCAGTGGGTAATTTATTGGTAATTTTTTACTAGACATTCTGTAATTTAGGTGCTATACTGATAGAATGTTAAAAATTAATAATAGATACCCATACACAGAAATTCAACGTAAACAAATAAATGGCAAGCGTCTGTACGATACAGAGACAGGCGCTCTTCCATCTGTAACAACTATTCTTGACAAAACCAAGCCACGTGAAAAACGTATTGCACTTGCAAACTGGAAAAAGCGTGTAGGTGAAGAACAAGCACAAAAGATTGTTACAGAAGCTGCCAACACTGGTACTTACATGCATGCAATATTAGAGGCATGGGTGCTTAACCAGGAATACACTGGCGAAAGCACAGTACAAAGTCGGTTAATGGCAGATACCATTAAAAAGAATATAGAACCAGATTTAAACGAAATCTGGGGAAGTGAAGTAAATTTATATTATCCTGGTTTGTATGCTGGTACAACTGACTTAGTTGGTGTGTACAAAGGCAAACCCACAATTATGGATTTTAAACAAACCAACAAGCCCAAAAAGCGTGAATGGATTGACGATTATTTTATGCAAGGTGCCGCTTATGGCTTGGCACACAATGCATTATACGAAACTGAAATACAAAACATAGCTATCTTTATGTGTAGTCGTGATTGTGAATGGCAACTGTTTGAAATTGGACCAGCTGATTTCTCCCAGTGGGAAGAAAAATGGGCCAAGCGTGTTGAACAATTCTATGATCAGGGCTAAATATGGATATAGCGAGGATTTAAAAAAATGGCAGATACAAGAATAAGTAAAATTCAAATTCGTAGAGGTAACCTTTCAGACCTTCCTATTTTAAGTGAAGGGGAATTGGGATATGCTCTGGATGTTCAGAGAATTTTTATTGGTAATAGTACACAGACTATTGCAACTGGTGATGGTACAGAAACTACCTTTACTATTCCTACCAGTAGTGCATACCCACTAACAAGTGTATACAATCCTCGATTTTACATTGACGGTACAGAAGTAAATGCCACTGATTATACAGTGGCAAGTACTAGTATCACTTTTGCAACGCCACCAGCATCTAACGAAGTTATTACCATGCGTTGGAATAGCGAGCTGGTAATTCAAAACAATATTAAAACTCCGCCAACAATGGAATTAGCGGCAAGTGCAGCCGCAGGTACTTCTACTGGATTCAGTTTTAATACCACATTATATGATACTGTATTCATGAACTATAGTATTAAATTGGGTGCAGGATTAGGTGTAAGAGCAGGATCTTTAAGAATAGTAGTTGACGAAACAGCAGGAACATACTATATTGATGATCAGTATAATACGTTAACCAGTACAATGGATATTACTTTTGATGGTAGTGTAACTAATAACGTATTTGAACTAACATACCAAAACAACGAAACTTCAACAGCAACAGTTTATTATACGTTTGAATTGTGGAAAATGTAAACCAACTTAGAACCATGTGGTTTGAGCCCCCTCAGAAGCGACTAGCATCCTGGCGGGATTTTAGAAGAAGCCTAGATACAAGTGATATTGAAGATACTTGTACTAGAATTTTTCAGTGGTGGAGGTTCGCTCCGCTACATAATTTAAGTATTGATCCTTATGATATACGTACATGGCCCAGTGTATGGGAGATGTTACATCAGGGGGATTTTTGTAAATTTAGCACTGCAATTGGCATGAGCTACACGTTTTTTTATATTGACGAAAAAATAAAAAATCGTATACTAAGAGTGTATGATCATGAAAATTCAGATATATACATGACAACCCTTATTAACAATAAGTGGTTATTGAACTATAACATAAGCACTGTTGCTGACTGGAGCCAAGTACAAGATAAACTGACTGTACAGGAATCTTGGGCTTGTAAAGACATTGTCGAAGCTACAAAACATCAAGTAGCAGTATAACACAGAGAGATAGGTAAGATTAGATGAGTGATATTCAAGTTATTAAGCGTAATGGCGAAAAAGAAACGCTAGACATTGAAAAACTTCACAAGGTAGTATTTTATGCATGTGAAAATATTAGCGGCGTAAGTCCAAGTGAAGTAGAAATTAAATCACACATTCAATTTTACAACGGTATCAAATCAAGTGACATTCAGGAAACATTAATTAAAAGCGCCGCTGATCTTATTACAGAAGAAACACCAAATTACCAGTGGGTAGCAGGAAGATTAATCAATTATCATCTCCGTAAAATGGTTTACGGAGATTTTAAACCATGGCATATTTTGGACCTTGTAAAAAAGAATGTTGAGGCAGGATTTTATGATCCTGCATTACTGGAAGATTATACTCCAGAAGAGTGGGACACACTAAACAATTATATTAAACACGCACGTGATGAGGATATCAGCTTTGTAGGCATGGAACAATTCCGTGGAAAATATTTGGTACAAAACCGTGCAACTGGACAAATTTTTGAAACACCGCAAATGGCATATATGCTGATTGCTGCTACTCTCTTTAGCGATTATTCACGTGACGAGCGCATGAAGTGGGTCAAGGACTACTATGATGCTGTGAGTACTTTTGACATCAGTCTACCTACTCCAGTGATGGCTGGTGTACGTACACCACAACGTCAGTTTAGTAGTTGTGTACTTATTGAAACAGACGACAGTCTAGATAGTATTAATGCAACAAGTAGTGCTATTGTAAAATATGTAAGTCAGAAAGCCGGTATTGGTGTAGGTGCAGGTAGTATCCGTGCCATTGGTAGTCCTATTCGCAAGGGAGATGCTACACACACTGGTGTTATTCCTTTCTATAAAATGTTTCAAGCCGCTGTTAAAAGTTGTAGTCAAGGTGGTGTACGTGGTGGTGCCGCAACATTGTATTATCCAATTTGGCACTTAGAAATAGAAGACCTGTTGGTACTCAAGAACAACAAAGGCACAGAAGATAACCGTGTACGTCACTTGGATTATGGTGTACAATTTAACAAATTAATGTATGAGCGTCTTATTCAGGGCGGAGACATTACACTGTTTAGTCCTAGTGATGTTCCAGGTTTGTACGATGCCTTTTTCGCTGATCAAGAACGTTTTAAAGAGCTATATGAAACAGCCGAGCGTAATACACGCTTACGCAAAAAGACAATACCAGCAGCAGACTTATTCAGTGCGTTTATTGAAGAACGTAAAAACACAGGCCGTGTTTATTTAATGAACGTGGATCATGCAAATGACCACAGTGCATTTGATAAAACAGTTGCACCAGTACATCAGAGTAACTTGTGTTGTGAAATTAATTTGCCCACAAAGCCGTTAAATCAAATTGACGACCCCAATGGAGAAATTAGTTTGTGTACATTAAGTGCCATCAACTGGGGTAATTTACGCACACCAGCAGAGTTTAAACGTCCTTGTGAACTTGCTGTACGAGGCTTAGACGCACTCTTAGACTATCAGAAATACCCAGTGCTAGCTGCTGAGCTGAGCACAATGAAACGCCGTCCAATTGGTATTGGCATTATTAACTTTGCATATTGGTTGGCAAAAAATGATACAACATATCAGAATCCAGATTTAGAACTTATTGATGAATGGGCAGAAGCCTGGAGTTATTACTTGATCAAAGCAAGTGCTGATCTGGCTGCTGAACGAGGTGCATGCCCTGGTACACCTGAAACACTATATGGTCGGGGACTTACTCCTAACCAGACTTACAAAAAGGATGTGGATGAACTCGTAGCACACAAAGAACGTATGCCATGGGACGAGTTACGCAAGCAATTACAAGACACAGGTATCCGTAACAGTACGCTGATGGCTCTGATGCCTGCAGAGACCAGTGCCCAAATCAGTAACAGCACTAATGGAATCGAACCCCCAAGAAGTTTTGTTAGTGTAAAACAAAGTAAGCACGGTGTTTTAAAACAGGTTGTACCAGGGATCCACAGATTGAAAAGCAAGTATGATTTACTGTGGGATCAGAAGAGTCCTGAGGGATATCTTAAAATTATGGCAGTGTTACAAAAATACATTGACCAAGGTATAAGTGTAAATACAACATATAATCCAACATTCTTTGAAGATGAAAAAATCCCAATGAGTGTTATGTTACAGCACCTTATTATGTTCTACAAATATGGTGGCAAACAATTGTATTATTTTAATACTTTTGATGGACAAGGCGAACTTGACATGAATGCAGAAGACAAGACAGAAGAATTAGCGGCAGGTGATATTGATGATGATGCCTGTGATGCTTGTGTTATTTAAGGAGTAGAGATAATGAGCGTATTTAATGCGAAAAAAGAAGGCCATCATACAGAAGCACTGGCGTTTTTGGATCCTGAAGGTGGAGTTGATATTCAGCGTTATGATACATTGAAATACCGTAAGTTTGATCAGTTAACTGACAAACAGTTGGGTTTCTTTTGGCGCCCTGAAGAAGTTGATATTATTCGTGATGCCAAAGACTTTAAAGACTTAAATGAACATGAAAGACACATATTCACATCAAATTTAAAGAGACAAATTCTACTTGATAGTGTTCAGGGTCGTGCGCCTGCTGAAGCATTTGGTAGTCTTGTGAGTATTCCAGAACTGGAAAACTGGATTATCACTTGGACATTTAGTGAAACAATTCACAGTCGCAGTTACACACATATTATTCGCAACGTTTACAGTGATCCAAGTAAAGTTTTCGACGAAATGATGGACTTAAAAGAGATTGTTGAATGTGCTGACGACATTAGCAAATATTATGACGATCTTATCGAAATGGCTGGTTATTATAATCTGCTAGGAGAAGGTACACATACTGTTAATGGTAAAAAAGTTGTAGTCAACAAATATGAATTAAAGAAAGCATTGTGGAAAACAATCATGAGCGTAAACATCTTGGAAGGTGTACGCTTTTATGTATCGTTTGCATGTAGTTGGGCATTTGCTGAACTTAAAAAGATGGAAGGCAATGCTAAAATTATCAAACTAATTTGTCGTGATGAGAATTTGCACTTGGCAAGCACACAATACCTACTAAAAATCCTACCCAAGGATGATCCGGATTATGCTAAAATTGCAAAAGAGACTGAACAAGAAATGATTCAGATGTTCGTGGACGCAGTTGACCAAGAAAAAGAATGGGCTAGATACTTGTTTAAAGACGGTTCAATGATTGGCTTAAACGAAAAACTACTGAGCGACTTTGTTGAGTGGATTGCAAACAAGCGTATGACAGCGGTTGGACTAAAGAGCCCTTACAGTGTACCACAAGCTAGCCCACTTCCCTGGACACAAAAATGGATTAGTGGCGCTGATGTTCAAGTTGCACCACAGGAAACAGAGATCAGTTCTTATGTTATCGGGGGTGTCAAGAAAGATGTTGACACAAACACATTTGCAGGATTAAGTTTATGAGTGAAATAATTGTATATAGCAAACCAAATTGTCCTTACTGTGTGAGGGCAAAACACTTACTAAGTGCATACGGCTTAAATTTTCAAGAAAAAGTAGTAGGCGTAGACACAACCAGAGAAGAACTTTTAGAAGCCGCTCCAAATGCACGTACTGTACCACAAATTATTATTAATGGTTCGGTAATTGGAGGATATGAGCAACTAAGTTCATATATTGAAAACACAGGTTATAACGGAACAGGACACACTTTATAATGTTATTAGATGTAAGAAAACAGGGCGATGTAGTCGCTTTAAAATTAGCCAGTGGCGAAGAAATTATCGGAAGTTTTCAAGAAGACAACGATAAACATATTGAATTACGTAAACCATTGGCAATGGCGGTAACACCACAAGGACCTGGACTTGCTCCATGGATCGCAAGTGCTGATATTATGAGTGAAACAAATATCAAATTTAATAAAGCACACATTGTTACTATGGTAAAAGCACATAAACCAATTGCTGATGTTTATTTACAAGCAACAACCGGACTTGATATGAGCTTGCAAGGAACCGGTGCCAAACTAGCCTGATAAATATGTTTATTAGGAGTTTGTATGATACCAGTACACAGAAATACCGATAGCAGAAATTGTGGGGCAGAAACACAAGTACGAGGACAAAGCAACGTTTTCGTAAATAATCTGTTATGCAGTGTATTGGGAGATCCAAACACACACGGCGGTGGAAGTTTACAGGCTAGTAACAATGACGGAACTGTTTTTGTTAATGGCATCCCGGTAAATTTATTGGGAAGCGATGCAAATAGCGACAGTTTTTGTCCTATACCTCCACATTGTAATCCAAAAGCCAGCAGTGCAAGCAACAATGTATTTGCGTGTGGTGGTACACCAGGACCAGGCATTACTAATGAAGAACAAGCATAGAGGACAAGCATAATGTCAACAGATTTCCCCAACGGTGTTGCAAGTGTAAATGAATATCTAGATACACGACACCATATTAAAACAGATATACAAGGCCAACTTGGTGAAAACGCAAAAGTTGTCGTCAAGAGCGAATATGATTACACAATGCGTGAAATTATCTGTAATTTGCTGGCAGGACGTGGTTTAAAACTTCCAAATATTCAAGTATGTTTGAGTGTTAATTTAAAAGCAATTTTAAACACAGAAGGTGTCCAGCAAGAACTATTGGATGCACTTAACGAGTTAGACGAAAAGTTTGACGAGTTCATGGACCATACAAACATTGAACAAGTATTAGGTCGTATCAATAAAGCACTTGCAGAAGTTACACAGATTGCCAATATGATCAATTTCTGTGCTACACCAGTTGACCCTATTGCTATCCCCAATGTATTAGAACAAACAATGGATAGTTTTTTGGGTGCTGGCAAGGGACTGATTAATGAAATAGGCAATATGGTTCCAGATCAGATCGGAGGATGTTTAAACTTTGATGGTCAAGAATTTAACCTAAATCTGTTCAACGGCGGTTTACTTGGTGATCTGAGTGCCGATTGGTTACGTGTAAAAACTGGACAACTTACACAAAACGAACTAAATGCATTTAATGCAAGAATCAATAAAATTAAAGACGATTTATCCAGTCTTATGGATAGAGAAAACAGTGTTATTGGTACAGAAAACTTGGGCGGCAGTCAGTTTGCAAACGATACAGATGTGGCAGAGGTTAATCCCAATATGGGAGTATTACACAATGCATCAGCCTCTGGTATCCAGGGTAACACACGTGTTGCAAGTTTAATCAAAGCATTGTATGATAAGTTTGCAGGATATCCTGTTGTGGATGCTGATGGTAATGCTTACAACAATATTTTTGAATTAATACTAGAGCCTGGTTTATTGGACTTACTACGTAAGGATATAGACCCAAGTCCTGATATCAGTAATACACAACCAGTTTACAATTATTGTGGCGAAATAGTTGGATACACAACAAACGTAAGTCAAACTAGTCCAAGTACCAGCAGTGGCGATATTCCAGTAACACCAAACAGTCCTGGTTATAATGCAGGTGGTTTTAATACTACATCATCTGGTGGTGGCATCAGTGGTGGAACAACTGTAATCAACAATACCACAGTTACTGGCGGAACAATACACATTGTTGGTAGTGAAGCCGCACAGTTAAACTTAAATATAAATGAAAATGATATTGTAGTAAGAACAGACCAAGACATCAGTTATGTTAAAAACAGCAACAATACTGGTACAATGGCTGACTTTACACAAATGGCTATACCATTTGATTTGTTTGTACGTAACCTGGACCAGGAATCAGGCAACGGTATTGTTGTTAAAGACGGTGTGTTTAGCAAAACAAGAAAGATTGTACCATTAAACGGACAACTGAGCATTAACAACGATAACGGAACAACTGGTGATATTGAAATTGGATTAGCAGAAAACCCAGTTATACCAGGCACCAAAGCCGTGCAAATACCCAGTGGAACAACTGCTCAGAGACCCAATACTACGCCTGGTGAGCTGCGT